TCACGGTGCGCGATGCAATAGGTCGGAATCATTCGGGGAACTCGAGGACGCTCGCGCGGCCGCCGATCACCCACATCGAAAGCCGTAGCAGCACCCGGCCGAGCCAGATCCGAAACACGAACACGCGCGCCAGCTCGATCTTCATCACGATGGTATCGAAGCCGTCGTGCTCGCGCGGCTCAGGGCGGCGTTTGCCGATCGCGATGCCGAGTGCCACGCAGGCCGCGCAGACGCCGACGGCGTACAGCGTCAGCGGCGTCACGACGATTTGCACAGGGCCTCCTCGATCGACATGCGCGGGAAACAGGTGAGCGCGGTGTAGCGGCTGCAGTTCACGACCTCGACGCCGGCGGCGGCGAGCTCGGCCGCGAGAATGTTCATGTGCGCAATCCATGCCGGATACGATCCGCCGTTGCCCATGAGGCCGGGATGGTCTCGGTGCCAGTGCGCGCGACCGTGCGTGCGGCCGTAATCAAAGCCGAGCAGTAGGATGCGGGCAGCGCCGAATAAATGGGCCAGACTGATAGCCTGGTAGCCTGAGTTTTGGCCTTGGTTGATCGTCCCCGAATCGCGCGAGAGCCCGGATTTGTCGAACCCGAGCAGCCAGTGGAGGTCGAAGCGATCGCGCGCATTTTCGTTGATGGTCCACTTCTCGCCTTTGAAGGTGAGCGCGAGCTCGGGGAAGTAGACGATCCACCACGAATCGTCACACGCGTACAGCACGTCGGCCCAGAGGGCCAGGCGGAAGCTCGTGTTGACGACTATCGTTTTGCACTGGCTGGCTTGGACGGCTGCGCAGTCGGCGGGCGTGAGGCTTGGTCCGCTCGCGATGACGCAAACGGTTTCTCCCCGCCAGCGCCCGACGGGTCCGCCGTACCTTTTCCCACCAGCGTGTCCCCGCCTTTGTTGAGCGGCGCACTGGTGAAGGCCTGGGTTCGCTGCGGTTCGCGATCGCCCTTGGCATTGCCGCCGAGGAGCTCGATCAGGCCGTTGGCCTTGAGGGCGACGGCGTAGCCCTGCTCGCACGAGAACGTCTCGCCGGTGCGGACTTTGCCGTAGCGGCTATCGAATGTTTTCAACGCTTTGACATCTGGCATGTTGCTTCCTCCAAAATCGGCCGGGTGGTGTCCCCGGCCAAATGTCCTCGCCCGAAACTACGGTTAGTGCGTGGACTCGCCCGACGGGATGAAGCCGTGGATGAGGGCTTGCGGACGCGAGACCGCGAGCGCGATCCGTTCCTCCTCGAGCACGGTGACCAAGTTGCGCACGAAGTTGTCCTGGTCTTCGTTCGACACGAGCAGCTGTGCATCTTCTCGATCGAAGAGCGTCGCGCACAGTTTCATCGCACCGACCAGGAATTCGCCCGGCGCCATGCTGTAGGCCTGCGCCACCGGCAGCCCCCACAACATGCCCGGCGTCGATTGCGTGGGGTTCGCGATCATGTACCGACCCAGGCTGTCCTTGGTGATCTCGAGGTCGTGCCAGTCGTGCGGACTCATGCAGATCCCGGTCGCCGGATAGAAGGCCAGGTTCACCTGCAGCATCGCGTGGCGGATCACGTCGATGCGGGTATCGGTCGCTCGATGGTACGCGCCCGAATAGGCGGTGGCCTGCGGGATCAGCCCGAACAAGTGATCGCCGGTGCCATCGCCGTACAGAATTTCCCGCTCCTCGACCAGCTTCAAGCCGAACCGCATCCGGCCGTCGATCAGCGTCATCAGCTGTTTGAAGTCGGCGAGGATCTGCTTCGAGGCCTTGATCCAGTGCGCGAGGGTGCGGACGGGAATGCTCACCCGATCGTAGGTGATATCCGACTGCGGCTTGAGCGCCCCTTCCGAGACCGGCGCCGCGGCGTTGGTGAACAGCGTCTCCTTGACCCACTCGATCAGGTTGCTCTCGGTCGTGCCGTGGTCCAGCAGATCGCGGATGGTCAGCGGCTGGAACGGCGGAATGACCGGAGTCGGCAGGAACTCAGGGAACGCGCCCGCGCCGCCGGTGACGGTGGTGATGTTCTTGACCTTGAACGGCATCATCGAACACCGCAGCGAGCCCGCGCGCTTCGCAAACTCCTTCCACTGCTCCGACTCGATCAGCTGCAGGCCGAGCGTCTTCTGCGGGTTGGCGCCGCCGCCCAGGCCGCCGCGCGTCAGGATCTTCTGCTCGAGATCCAGAATGCGCTGATCGTTCGCGGCCTTCTCGGCTTTGAGTTTTTCGTGATCGGCGATCAGCTTCGCGCCGTCCTCGTTGAGTTTCGCGACCGCGACCTTCAGGCCCTCGGCCACGACGCCGTTGTCAGCGACACTTTTCTGGACCTCCTTCATGGTGTCGGCGACCTTTTTGCCGTGCTCTTCGAGCGCGGTTTTGATCGCGAGGCGCAGCGTTTCGCTCGAGGCCGCGTCGGCGCTGGCGATGGGACCGGAGTACAGATAGCCCTCGGATTCCAAGATCCGGGACGTAGCCATATCAATCACGCCGCGCGTGATGATGCGGCGCATCGTTCGAATGTTCATGCGAAAATTCTCCTACAGTTTGATGGGGTGCTCTTTGAACAGTGCCAGGATCGACTCGACCTCAGTGCTGTCGAGGTTGCTCTTGTCAGCATCACGCTGTTCTAGCAATCGCACCAAACCGTGGCCGGCAATCGCCTTGGCTTGGGATCGTGAGAAACTTCCGGCCTCGCGCAGGAAGTCTTCGAATTCGGATAGCGAGGGCAGATCGCCGCCCGCCAGTAATGATTTGACCGCGGTGATGGTCGCCTCGGTGTTCGCCGGGAAGGTCGCGAACGAGTACTCCCACAGGTCGACCTCGAGGATGCGGTTGACGTTGGTGGTGCCGTCATACTCTTCGTCCATCGGGTCGTAGCCGATCGAGAGTCCGCGCACCACTTTGGCCTTGGCGAACGCGAACGCCTCTTTGGCCTGCTGCACGTCCTTGATGAGCAGCTGCCCGGCGACGGCCAGGCCGTGGCCGTCCTCGGCGATATCGGTGGTGTAGCCGATCGGCTGATCGCTGCGGTGCTGCCAGAGCACCGGCGGCATCGCGTCCTGCTGCTTCCACTTCGCGAGCGACTTGGCGAACGCGCCCGGCATCACGACGTCGCGATACGAGTCGGTGTTACCGAAGACGCTCGCGTAGCCCTCGAAGGTGCCATCGTCCTTGGTGGCTTTGATGGTGAACGGGACCTGGCGGTGTTTCAGTTTCATGGCGACGATTCCTATGGGTTGTCGAGTTCGAGTCGATCGAGATCAACCCACTCTATGAACGCGCGGCCGGTCGTGTCCGAGCCCTCGACGGCGACCTGGTGCTGGCCGTTGCTGCGCTCGCACTTCGCGGTCACGGTCCCCTTGACGGCGGTCACCTTGTCGTGGGCGATCACACCTAATTTGACGTCTTGCAGTTTCAGCATCGCGGTTTTCCTTCAGGTTGGTGCCGGCAGCGGCAGCGCATCGCCGGGCTTCGGTGCCGTCGGCGCGGGTGGCGTCTCGCCCAATTTCTCGAGCGGGATCAGGTTCGATTGCACGGTGAGCTTATCGCCGCCCGTGGCCGGTGCCAGATCCTCTTTGGCGCGGATCTCATTGCGGGTCATCACGCCGTTCTGTGCGAACGTCGAGTAGAGCGCGGAGCGCGCGGCGGAATCGGCGGCGAGCAAGTCGTCGAGGTCGATCGTGAGGTACTGGCTCGGCCGATCCTTCGGTGCGACCAGCGAGCGCAGCACTTCTTGCTCGATGCCGCGCACGTACGAGCGCAGCGACAGCGCGGACCAACCGAGCAGCAGCTGCTCGATGCCGGAGCCCCAGGCGGTGACGCCGGCGGCGGCGTGCCCGACCAGCACCGGCGGGACCTGGAACCAGCGGCAAATGTCCTCGACGGAGAACTGCCGCGAGGCGAGCAGCTGCACGTCCTGCGGATTCATGGTGATGGATTTGAAGTCCATGCCGCCCTCGAGCACCATGATGCCGCCCGACTCCGGGCCGCCGGTCACGAACTTGCGCGTCGACTCGCGGATCTGCTCGCGGTTTTTATCGTTGAGGTACTGGCCGACGCCGCCGTACTTGATGAAGCCACCGGAGCGCAGCCCATTCTTGAACGTCTCCGAGGTCGCATCCTCGGCCGCGCGCGCGATGCCAAACGAGTGGCGCGCGTACTCGATGCGCGACAGGCCGACCAGGCCGTCCATCGTTCGATCCTTCCAGTGGAAAATTTGGTCGGCCGAGAAGTCCGTGTCCTCGAGCGGCGAGTAGTACCGATAGCGGATCTCGTACTGCTTCGGCATCGTGTTCGGGATCAGCTTGCGATAGGGCACCATGTACTCGGGGCGGATCGGATCGAGCGCGATCAAATTATTTTGGCTGTTGAGGGTCTTGAGCGCGTACCCGTTGCCCCACAGTTCCTCGCTCAGGATCAGAAACTTCCAGAAGGTCACGGCCGACATTTGCTGGTTCGGCTGCGTGTTGAGGACGGTGTACAGCGGCACGTCGAAGGCCGGTGCACCGTAGGTCAAGTTCGGCCCGCTGCGCTTGTTCAGGATGAACGGCAGCGACGAAACAGCGTTCGCCATGAGCCATACGCAGCTCCACACGGTCGAGAGCGCCATCGCGGTGTTCGGCGTGACGATCGTTCCGGTACCGGCGCGCGCCGAGTTGATCGGTGGCCGGGCCTGGCCGCCGGCGGCGACCGGATAGAAGCCGCGCGAGAGCGACCCTGAGCCGTAGTCGAAGAAGCTGTTGAAGAACTCCGCGGTCTTTTTCCGCAAGCTCGAGCGTGCGGCGCTCATGTGGGGGGCACCTGTCGGAGAAGTTCGTCTGCGTCGTCGACCGAGGCTTTGACCATATCCGGGAGGTGCGCCAGTGGACCCGGCCGGGCCGAGTTGAGCCGAGCCGCCATAAATAGCGCGGCCAGGATGAGCCTGATCGGCGGTTCGCTATCGTCACGGCGCGCGGCCATCACGCCACCGCCGGAGCGTCGAAGAAGCCCGAGGAGTTCCCGTTGCCCGCCTCGTTGGCGGCCAGCGCGAAGGCCATCAGGAGCGCGGCCATGCCGTCGATCTTGTCGGCGCTGCGTTTGCGATCGGGTGCAAAGTTACGATTGACGTCATAGCGGGCAACCAGGTTGGCGGCGTTCCACAGGAGGATCGGATTCCCAGCGTGACGCAGATTGCCCCCGATGTAGGCCATCTCGCAGGCCTGCCAGCCCGGGTGATAGGACCGAGGACCCTGGATAAATTGCTCCATTGGCAGCCCGTCCTCGGTCAATTCGAGTGCAAGTTGCGTCGCGTTCCACGGATCGTACGCCACTTTTGAGGGGTTGAATCGCTCCCAATCGCCGACGATGGCCTCACGAATGACCCTGTAGTCAGCAACATCGCCCTCGGTTTGCTCCAAAAAACCACCCGAAACCCAGGCCTGATACGGCACCGATCGGCGCTCGGTGCGCTGCGCCACGGCGAGCGCCGGAACCCAGTAGCGACCCCACGTGTAATAGATCCCGTCGCGCAGCCAGAGCAGCCGCCAGGCGTTCATGTCGCGCGTGCTCGCGAGATCGAGCGCGCCCCAGCATGGGCTGCCGATGAGCTCCTCGAGCGGGACCGCGCCGGCGCACTTGCGCCAGCGCCGCAGGTCGATGCAGCCGGTGGCGGCGGCGGCCTGCCGGTTCAATCGCTTGATCTGGAACTCGGACAGCGCCCCGGGTTGGGCTTTGGCCTCGGTCGCGTACTCCTGGATCTTCTCAAGTGCCACGGAGACGTCGAGCATCGGGTTTGCCTTGATCCACTTCGACTCATCGAAGTCATCGTCGTCATCGTCCAGGGCGTAGTAAATCACCAGCATGAAGTCGGCGGTGAGCACTCGATCGAGAACCTGTTTGGCAAACTGCCGGATTTCGGGCCAGGGGCCGGGCGTCTCGTATCCTTCGGTGGTCGTATACACGAACAGCGGATCCGCGCGGGAGCCGGCCGCGGACCTCAGCACGTCGAAGAGGTCCCGGGTCTTGTGCGCGTGCAGCTCGTCGAAGCAGAGCGCCGAGGGGTTCAGCCCGTCCTGGGTCGAGGCCTTGGAGTTGATCGGCCGAAATACACCACCGGCCTCGTAGCGCACGATCGAGTTTGCAAAGGCCTCGAGCGTGAACGCCGCCTGCAGGCCCGAGTTCTGCAACACCATCCGCCGCGCGTAGCCGAACACGATGCGTGCCTGATCACCGGTGGTCGCGGCCGACAGCACCTGCGGGCCGTGCTCGGACTCCATGCAAAAGACGTACAGCAGGATCGCGGCGGCGAGCGTGGACTTCGCATTCTTGCGAGCGACCGCGAAGAGGACGGTCGAGAAGCGCCTGGTGCCGTTGTGACGGCGGAATCCAAACAGCTGCACCAGCAAAAAACACTGACACGGCTCGAGCGTAATGGTCTTGGTCTTCCACTGTTGGCCCTCGACGTGCGGCAGGCGCTCGATGAATTTGCAGGCCTTGATCGCCTGCGTCGAGCTCCACACGAACGGCGGGCGCTTCGATTGCGAGGCCTTCAGGTCACGGAGGAAGCGCCGCGCGGCCAGGCGGATCCAGATCCCGTAGGTGAGCCCGTGAGTATCGGCGATGGCATCCTCGGCGTAGGCGATCGCCGTGAGGATGTAGTCGTCAGTCCCCGAGCTCCTTGAGATCGTCGAACGGCGTCTCCGCTTTCCCCTTCCGCTTCGCTGCGATGCTGACACGTGACCTCGAGGACGGTGTGAAGCCCATTTCCACCATGCAGGTTTGCATGGTTTTCTCTTCGGCCTTCTTGATCGAGTAGTACGGGGACTGCTGCCAGATCCCCTGGACCGGCGATTTGATGACCTCGCCGTAGGTGTCGAGCTTGTCGCAGGCCATGAGCCAACGCACTTTCGCCCGGCAGAACATCTCGAGTTGCGAGCGATCGAGGATGGTGAGCAGCCCGGCCGGTGCTGCGTTAACCATATCGAGCCACACTTCGGTGGCGGCCGCGCCGCCGTCCTTCATCGTCTTGAACTTCTCGGGCGGCGGTCCGATGCCCATCGTCGGGATCGGCTCGTCGGTATTGAGCGGGCGCTTGCCGGGGTTGCCGGTGACCAGCTTCATCCAGGTCGGTTTCGGTTTGCGCCCGGCGGTCATTGCGATCAGCGACGACCGACGAAGAAAATGATCAGCAGCACGGCGAGCAGCAGGCCGCCGCCGCCGAAGCCGTAGCCGCGATCGAAGTAGCCGAAGCCGCCGCCGCCGAACGCGAGCAGCACGAGCACGATCAAGATGACGATCACGATATCGACGCGCAGTTTCATAAGGGTTTTCTCGGGGTTTGCGCGCCGCCGATCGGTGCGATGGCCCCCCGCGCGCGGGTGGACCCCCCCCTGTGCCCCATTTCGCGACCGCAAAATAACGCC